GTTTCAAACGTAAGGTCTTGCGCCTGTATCTCGCCCAGCACGGCAGCGGGTGAATAATGCTCATAGACAATCTTGTATTCTATGTAGTCTGCATAATTGTGGTCGTTGGCGATTTTCAACGGCGCTCCCTTTGCCGCGAGGTTCGCCCGGTACGCTTCGTGTGCTATGTCGGGGCTGTAACGCTCGCATGTTGTCAGGTCGCTATTCATGTGCGTATAAACCCCGCGTTTTAGCTCCCTGTATATGGTGCTGACGTGAACGTGCAGCGCATCAGCTATATCCTGAACGCGCCGCCCTTCTTTCCGCATCTTTTCAATTTTAAGCCTGTCAGTGAACGATAAATGAGAAAAGCGCCTCATAGCTGCATACCTCCTTTTTGTGTGTTGCGATGATAGCATTATTTCTCACCTTTAGCAACATTGTATTTCTTGCGAATATAAAGAAAAACCCCCATGCGGGGGCTTTTTGCAGTAATGTGTTTAATTGGGTTCGGTGTAGCCCATCGCCCGGTCGCTGTCCTTGAGGCCCTTGGTAGTGGGGTCTACCAAGACGCCCAGGGCGGTAAGTACCTGTACGACAGCTACAACGACGCTCATAGCCATATCCTGAGTAATGGTCGGAACCACCTCGAACATGGAGAGCAGGTTGTAGATGAAGGTCAGCACCAGAGTTACAAAGGTGGTGACGAATACAGGCTGTTTGAAACGTACCTTCCAGTTGATTTTCATTTTTCTAATCTCCTTTGACTTTATTTAATCCCGAGGACTTCTGCCCTCGAAACCATCCATGCGCTTGTGTGCTTGCTTGGCAGATTGCTCAACAGCGGTCAGACGGGTCAAAACCTCTAAGTTGGTTTTCCTCTGTTCGCGCTGTTCGGACTTTATTTCCTCCGTATTGGCTTTTATATAGCCGATTTCGCTCAGGAGAACGGCATCCTGCTTTGCGCCTTCCGCCGTTTCCCTTGCGTCGTTCCTTATGTCTGCTTTCCTGTTCCGCATAAAAGCTATGTACCCAAACACGATAGCAGCCAATGTTCCCGTTATGCCTATTGCCGCGCCCCAGTCCATGTTGTCCCTCACAGTCCGAGCAGTTTACGCATGGCGGCATCGCACACACCTTCCGTCATGCCTTTTGCTCTGTCCTGAAAGCTGCGGAGTGCTTTATCGGTGTTCGGACCGTACACGCCGTCCGCATCGCCAACCTCGTCATATCCAAGGAACAGTAGCGTTTCTTGGAGGGCGAGAACGTCATCACCGCGCATATATGGGTTGTCCAACATAAGGTCGCGTTCCTTTTCGGGTTCGTTATCAAAAACCGTAGGTCTGCCGTATCCGTTCCAGTAGGAGGAGCCGTTGTCGTTGAGCAGTTCGCAAACGACACCATAATCGCGCCCACGGGCATGGATAACGTGCTTTTCATTGTCTACGACGTACCCGATATGATAGGCATTGTCATCGCTGATACGGAATACCCAGTCACCGGCACGCAGTTCGGAACGGTTGATTTTCTTGCAAAGTCCCCTCATGCCCTGTGCGTTGCGGTCACCGCTCAGGTGGTGGAGGTTTTGAATGAAGTACATACCGAGACCAGAACAGTCGAACGCCCTGAGAACATCGCCATATCCCGCCTGCACCTGCTTCTGCCAATATGCAATGGCGCGTTTTGCGTTGGTGGAGGAAGTTTCAACCTCCTTAATCCACGCCTCGCTGATAACGTCTGCGCTCTGTCCCTGAGCGCCCCATACATAGATTCCGTGGTTCTCGTATTGTACGCGCAGGTATGTGATAAACTCAGCCATGAGACCAGAGGGGACAAAGCCGTCGCTTTCCTCGTCGGGTTCTTCCATGTCGAGCGCCGCCCAGGTGTTTTTTCCAACAACTCCGTCAACCGTCAAGCCGCGTGCATCTTGGTACATTCGTACCGCTCCATCGGTAGCGTTGCCGAATGTACCGTCAGGTTCGCCCATGTCGCAACGGAAACCGTAAGCAATAAGAAGTTGCTGAAGCTCCTTCACATCGTCGCCGCTCATGCCTTTTCTCAGGGTACGGCGCACAATGATGTTCTTTTCGACGTAATACATATTTGTTCTCCTCCTTGAAAAAGGCTGTAATAATACTCGTCCGTGCTTTTCAGTGTTTTATATGAGTGGCACCGCCGCACATGACCACGCCATGACTGGTACGACGTTGCAACGTCCTGAATGGTTATCTTCCCGCAATCCACCCACTTGCGGAATATGCGCAGCTTCTTCCGCATCTTCTTAACCGCCTTGGGATTGACCCTACAAATAACGCCGCCTGTTTCAGTGAGCGAATACCGGGTCTTTAGGAAGGTGAAGCCGTGGCTGAGTTTGATAATCTGCGTCTTTTTGTCGTTGAGCCTTATGCCCAGTTCGGCACACTTATTGGCAATCATATCCTTGCAGTAATGCAGATACGCTTTATCGCGGTGGATAAGGTATCCGTCATCCATATATCTGCCGTACTGCTTTATGCGCAGAACTTCCTTGATGTAGTGGTCAAGAGCATTTGGCAGGGTCAGGGCGCTTATCTGAGATACCTGACTGCCAAGCCCCATACCGATGCTCCCGAACTGCCGGATAAAGTATTTTGCCTGCTCAACCAGTTCCGGGTCGGTGATGCAGCGCTCATACTGCCGAAAAATAGGCTCATGCTGTGCGCTGTCGAAATACTTTGAGAAGTCGAACACCAGTACATAACCCTCAGTGCCGTTCTCGCGGTAATGTTCCCTCAGATGGCGGCTAAGGCGCTTTTTGCTAAAGTCGATTCCTTTTCCGCTGAGGCTTGCGCCGTTGTCGTATATGAACGTCGCCCGGAGCAATGGAACGAGGCAGTTATCGCACAAACACCGCTGCACTACGCGCTCACTTATGTGTACGCTGCGTATATGGCGGGGCTTGCCTCTTTCGATAAGGTCAAACTCCACGAATCCACGGCTTTTGTATCGCCGGTTCATCAGGTCCGTGTACGTCTTGTACACGTTCGCCAATACGTTGGCTTTATAGGTCTGCACGCTTGATTTCCAAAGTACGCCACTACGGGACTTGCGAAACGCATCGTACAGGTTATCAAAGCTGAAAACGTCATCGTAGCTGCCGCACAAGAGATTGCGCTCGTCCCTTCGTTTGTCGCGTTTTGCTCTGCGCCTCAAATATCGCGCCTCCCGGCGTTCCTCACTTGTCAAAGTCCCTCACTCCTTAGTTAGCCCTTGTACAGCCTGATTGTCGGGTGCGGTTACGGCTGCTGGTGATTTGACTATGAAAGCGGTTACGCACATACCCGCCCATGCAAGCAGCGTCCAGTCCATCACATCAAAGGCTCAATTTACCCTTTCGGGAAGGTCATGCTCTCCTTCTATAACGGCGCTGATTTCACACATAGCTACTTTGTCGGGCCGGTATAAATATAGAAGCCGAGAGCCACGCCATACGCGTTGCTCGCGGCGTTGTTGTTGGCAAAGCCCGACGAGTTCACAAAGCAGAAGTTCGTGCTGTTGCTCGAATTAGGGGAACGCTCCCACCAGTTCGACGCGGAACGACGGGGATGGCTTAATAGAGCATAACCTAAACTAAATTCGCATATCGTTTCTTGTCCGCCTGCTTTACGGCTGATATAAGCGTCGCCTCAGTCGTGACCATTTGCACCCATCGTTCAAGTTGGCGGGTTTCTATGGGGTGCAAGCCTTTTGCTATATCCAGCTTTGACAGCAGACATTGCAGGTCGCAGTTTGCTTTTGTCAGGTAATCCCGCCGCATTTGTGCTTCGTGGGCATTGTTTGGGAATACGCTGTTCGCTGCCTTTACGTTGTTGTGACAGCTTCCTGCAAGCCTGCATATTTCGGCGGTTATCAGGAACATCAATCCCTTCGGGAACTTCCGGCACATAGCTATCGTGTAAACTTCAAGCTCGTATGCGTTTTCAAGGAACTGCATATTGCTTTGCCCTCGCTTGGATTTCAAAACCGCCATTGTTCCTCCTTTGCCGCCCACAAGGGGCGGCGATTACGGGGATTGTGGATTAAACGCAGAAGCCGAGAGCCACGCCACACGCGCTGC